GACGCCCCTGAGACACAAGGCTGGGGCGCCTGCTGTCCCTAAGAGTATGCATGGCACCCCGCAACAGATCCTGAAACTGTTGCACGCTGCCACAGCCATCTCTAAGAAGTCAGCGGGCTACTCTAAAGAGACGGTTCGTGGGCCGCTGTCAGCAGTCGATATTGCCCAGAAGCTAGACTGCTCACTATCTGTGGCAAGAGCGCTGCAAATGGCAGGACTCGGCTTCGGTCCGAAGCAGGCTGCGCCCGTGTCTGGATGGATGGCTCAGAACTGGGGCAAACCGGGCAAGGGTAAGTTCCTGACCATGTATGCCAACGATGAGCACGTCTTCATCGAGTTCAAGATCAAAGGGAAGCTCTACCGTTTCGACACTTCCCACCACTTCAAAGGGGAGCCCCGCGGCCCCAGGCTGATGCGGACCAAACGCTCAACCGAAGGGTTCACCGCCCGTCACTATCCGGGCCTCTAGGCAAGAAATGAATGGAGATGAGCGGGATCGCATCGAGGCGCTAGCGGAGCGGCTAATCAAGGTGGAGATACTACTCTCTCAGCTGCTCAGCACCTCGGGTGAGAACAAGAAGCAGCTCAAGGGGATCTTCACCAGCATCATCGTCGGGGTCGCCATGCTGCTTATCACCACCATCGTCGCTAAGGTCACGTAGTACCCGGGTGAGGGGTCGGTGGTGTCCTCCTCCCGACCCCTCCGATTTTGTGCGCGCGCGACACAGCGCAGGGGCACGCGCGAGAAGACGTCCTAGAGCATCCTGAAGACGAAGGTCGTGTGTCGTTGAGTCATCACGTCACGTTGAAGGAGGGCTCGTGTCTTGGCGTCCTAGGGCGATCGTCTCTCCACGGTAGACGTTGTAGGCCTCATCCCAATCCCTCGCGCACATCTCACGAGTAGCGACATAAGCCCAGACATTCTCACGCATGATCTGCCCGACTGCTATCAGCTCGTCTACAGTCTTCAGATGATTGCGGAGATCAGCGACCTCACGCTCCAGTCGGGCTAGTTTTCTCAACGTGCTGGGGGGTTCCGTCATCGCACCCTTCGCCACGCTACACTCGCATATCCTCCGGAGTAAGAACCATCTGCGCTGGTGATGACGCTTGAGGGGAGATGGAGGGCGAGAGCAAGACCCCTATTGAGGTCCAAGCTGTCGTATGCCACTCCACCTCCAGAGCTATCAGTTCGCCTTCCCACGACACACCTCTCACGGTAACAGAACTGAACTCGCCCCCCACATGGGACCTGATAGTCCCTAGCTGCAAACGTGCGGTGCCAGTTCTGGAGAGGTCTGCTGGTGCAGGCTTGTTCATGTGACCCCCCTTCTGCCCACGAGTAGGTGGTGATGAGTGCGCGCTGCCATTTGCCGATGGGGTGCACCTTAGCAGGTGCGGCGATAGCGTTTGCGGCGAAGTACAGGCCGATGACAAGTGCCCAGAAGGCGGTGAGGCAAGCGGCGATGATGGCACCCTTGCGGAAGTAGTCCTTGTCATCGTAGCCAAAGCCAGGTTCGTATACCTTGTTACGATAGTCTACTTTTTCCGGCACAATACTCCTTCGATAGCTGACATTACCTCCTCGACTTCAGTCGCTACGATCGCTATTCCCCCAGCGCGCGCGATGCGGTCGAGGTTGCGCTTCTGTATTGCCGAAAGTTTACCTCCCTTCTCCTTGACCTCGATTGCTATGAAGAGACCCTTGAGACAGCACAGCAAGTCAGGTATGCCGACCTCTTGGAAGGGGTTGTCGCCTCCGTGTATCTTGAAGACGACAGCCCCCTCCGCTTCTAGCGCGCGTCGGATGCGCTTGACGCGCCGTGATTCGGGTTGCTTAGAGGTCGTCGAGGTCCACCTCTTCGAGGTCCTCGGTCTCTTCCTCTTCTTCCTCCTCCTCTTCCTCCTCTTCCTCCTCGTCTTCGTCTTCGTGCAGTTCCGACAACGGGCGCACGTCCACGAGGCGAGAGCGAAGGTTGCCCTGGTACTCGTCGTCCTCGACAGTCCCGGCGATCTTCTTGCCGATGATGCTCTCCGGATCGAACGACAGTTTCTTGCCCGCCACGTTCTTGCCCAGTGTGGCGTAGATCAGGTTGCGGAGATTGAACAGTGCCTCGGTCTTGAGCGAGGTGACGAAGTACAGGGGCGCACCTTTCTCCTTGCCGTCGATCACGTTCATCGTCCACGAGTAGTACGGTGGGTTTGAGCGGTCGTCGTCCTTCCACCGTTTCTCCACCTTGGCGATCTTCAGGGCGTAATCGCCTGGCGGTATGTGACGACCTCGCTGCCGAATGTCTTGTGGGACACCCGAGAAGTCGATGGTGTCTTTCTTCACTACGCTGTGTCCTCCTTGCTGGTACCACCGTAGATGGACTCGATCATTGTACCGAGGTCGGGTGCGTCGATGTAGTCACCGAACACCCCATACCTTTCCTTCGTTGAGTAGCGCTCCGAGGGACCAACAAGCAGTCGCTGCTTACGCGACTTGGAGCGCACAACCTTGTCCCCCTTCTTTCGCCTGACAACCACCTCCCTAGTGGCTAGATGTCCGATGAGTGACACGGATGCTTCAAGGTGTGACAGGATAGAGGGTGAGCAGTTCGGTGTGATGATGAGGTCCTCGATGTCACCCTCCTCCCCTGTGGTCGCGCGCGAGCGCTGCAGCGCGGTGAAGATGACGTTCATGGGCAGGTTGCGGTAGTTAGTGATCTGAGTTTTCATCAGCTCCCCAACCTTGCCCCACACCGCGCGCGAGGGCATATCCGGGTCACGGCTAGCATCGCGCGAGGCCTCGTCACCGAGGACGAATTTCATACAGAGGTTCTGCATCGAGGTCACGCCGTCGACCGCCACGCTGCGGTACGTGTGCTCCCCGGACTGAAGATACCAGTAGACATCCGACAGATCTGTCCAGAATGTCACCGGGTACACGTCGGGGTTGTAGTCTCGCCTCACGCTGTCGGTGCCCTCCTCGTTCACGTCTACGATGAGCACCTCGGGGGCAGAGGATGCAAGGCGCGTCTTGCCTACACCTGAACGTCCGTAGAACAGCATCCGCACGTTCTGTGGGAGCTCTGCAGCGGGCCGAATACGCTCGCGTGCGCGAGCATTCACCTCAGTCGGCGCCGTTTTCCTCGTTGGTGCCATTCAATCCCTCCTCGTATCGTTCAGCCTCGAAGTGATAGTGCTGTTGGATAAGGGGCATAATGTCCAAACCCGTGAACTCCGCCACGCACAGCTCGTGGTATGGGCACGTGAACTTGCAGTCGTACTGGTAGGTGCGGGGCACACTCTTCTTGGGGCGCGCCTCGATCTGACGTGTAGTGACCAGAAACTCCCCGAGTGCAAGTCGAACGCGCGGGGCTTCCACCGGAATACGTTCACGCCGGAACCAGAGGATCTCACGATTCTTCAGCTCCTTGAGTTTGGGTAGATAGACACGCTTTGCCCACTGCTTCCAATGCTCCCCATGAAGATCTTTGATCGCCTGCAGGTATGTGGCGTAGTCAGTGTCCAAGCGAGCGCGTGTGGTCAGCGTCCCGCGCTTCAGCACCTGCGGTATCGTGGGCGGCTTCGTGCGTCCGTAGTTGTACAGAAACCCGCGCACGTCGTAGCCGTGTCGGCGCAGCGCCCAGACGTACATCAAGGCCTGTGGGGACATCATGCGGTCGTCAGGCTGCGGTATGCGACGCACCCACTTCGAGTCCCACACCCACAGTCCCCCAAACTCCAGGTCCTCGACCATGAGGTCGACGCGCCCCTTGAATACACCGTCGGGCACCCACTTGCCTATCCCCTCACCCAGCGTGAACTCTATCGCAGGGTCTCCGTTCTTGAGGGTGGCTACTTTGTATCGCTCCTCGTCCTCACGCCAGAAGCGTTCGTACGCGCGGAACAGGCGATAGCACTCGCCGGGCAGATCGCCGAGCATCTCTTTCTCCTCGTCGAACAAGCCCTCAAACTCCTCCGTGAGACGCGCGTGGGTGTCACGCCACGTCTCATCAGCGACACCTGCCCACTGCTCGTGCAGCGTCTGCTGTAGCGCGTGCAGCCACGTGCCTCGTTTGAGCGGGGCGGAGGGCACCCTGGGTACAAGGTCCATCCCAGGCGGCGAGTAGTCAGTGCGAAAGGAATACTGCTTCTGGCACCGACGGAAGCTCTTGATCTTGGATTGACTGAAGTTCGTCATTCAGCGATAGTGTATTGTATCATACCGGGGCGTCCCTGTCAACAGTCTCCCCTTCCCCCCAGTGTTGGCCTACCTCAACGTCTGCCACGATAGGTACCGAAAGCTCGATGCCGAAGGTCCGACGCAGGGGCAGGTTCTCCATCACCTCACGGATGATAGGTATGTAGTCGTGGACCTTCTCCTCTCTCACCTCGAAGAAGATGGCATCGTGCAGTGTCCCGACCATAGCCGCCTCGTTAGGATTCAGGTGCGGCTGCAGCTGGACCATGGAGAACAGCATCAGGTCGCTAGCCATACTCTGAACCGGGCTATTGATTGCCTGACGCTCAGCTTCAAGACGGACCGCGTTGTCGGAAGATAGAATGTCAGGTAGATGCCTAACACGCCCGATAGGCGACTGCACCTGATGGAGACTGTGGGCAACGCGCCTTTGGCGATCATGCCAGCGTGGGAGGTCGGAGAAAGTTTCAAAGAACTGGGTACGTGCGAGCTCAGCCTCATGCTTACTCACCTCCATGTCGTAGTTCTCGAAGGCGTAGGACTGAAACTTCTTGGGGTACATGCCGTAGAGAAAACCGAAGTTGACCGCCTTAGCCTTCTTGCGCTCCTCTTTTGTTACTTCGCCAGAAGACTTGCCAGTCAGGGAGCATGCCGTAACTAGATGAAGATCCTCGCCCAGAGAGAATGCACGTTTCATCCGCTTGTCTTGCGCCACGTGGGCAGCTATGCGTAACTCGATCTGGGAGTAGTCCGCAGCAATAAAGCTCCAGCCTGGCGGTGCACCGACCACAGACCGTATGTAAGGATCCCTCGGTACCTGCTGAAAGTCTCCACTCAATCTCCCAGTCACCGTACCGAAGAGCTTGTAGATGGTGTGGCGTCGTGAGCGATTGTCCAACTGTACCGACCACGGAAGGAGGTATGTATTCAGCCACTTGAGCTGGAGCGTGCGGTAGCGGAGAAGGGCTTGAACCGCAGGGTGACTGTGATAGTGCAGGAGCACTCCTTCTCGGGTACTTGGAGCTCCCGTTTTTGTGAACTCCAAAGGCGACAGGCCAAGTCCGCCGCTTCCTTCACCACCAAAGAGCCATCGTCCGAGCTGCTGAGTAGAATTGTAGTTGAACCCATCGTACCTGGGGTTGTACTCATTCAACACCTCCAGTTGCTCCTCGACCATCTCGGTCACACGAGCCACACGATCCCACAGACGGTCTGGGTCGATGTATATCCCACGCCACTCCACCTGTTGGATGACGTGAGACGCGGGCATGATGAGCTTAGCGAACAGGCGGGTCAGGCGAGGGTGTTCAACGAGCTCAGCGCGTAGACGAGGGTAGATCTGCCAGGTGTAGCCCGTGTCGTAGCCGTTGTACAGCGCTAGCTTTTTGAGTGGCTCCTTGAGAATCTTGTCAGGACTCGTCTCCACCATGCCCTTGTAGACGTCGGCTCCGAGGATGGTTTGTGAGAGAAACCCCAGATTCTTTGGTCGGTTCTCGTCGAGGATATGAGCTGCGAGCATAATGTCAAAAGTGTGCTCCAGGTGGATGCCCACGCCGGAGAGCTGGAGGTTGTCGAACTTGCCATTCTGCGCAACGAGCTTAGCACCTCGTCGTCTAGCCTCTCGGAATGCAGGACGTAGGTATTCACAAACCCGCTTCCATCGTTTCTCAAAAGGCGAGTCTGGATGACACAGTGGGACCACGTAGGATCTCTCGCCGTCAATCGAAACTCCAAGACACACGAGGGCCCAGTCTTTCTGCCAGGGCTGGTATCGGGACTCGACATCGTAGGCTATGACTCGGGCACCAGCGATGGCTCGCCGGACGTGACGTAGACCCGCAACGGTGTTGACCATAGTAGTTCTGACAGGCACAGCTCGAAACTCTCCACGGATGAGACGGGCAAATCGACGAAGGTCTTCGGAAAAAACCGAATGTTGTCCGGGGTTCCTAAGGACATACGCAGGATGAATTGTTGCCATAGTTCTCGCGCGACGGAAGGTTGGATCTTTGAGCTCCAGGACGACACCTCGTTGCTTTGTGATTCCACTTTTTCTCGCCACAGCCTGGAGTGCAGTGTTTCCCATGAGTAGAACGTAACGTGGAGCCACCTCGTCGTACTCGGCCTCAAGATACTCACGACAGGCCTCCCACGACACTCGCTCAGGTCGATGGTTATCTGGTGGCCTGCACTTGACCACGTTGCTGACATATACCTCTTCGCGCGAGAGCCCGGCGTTTTGGAGTTCGAGATCAAGAAGCTGGCCTGCTCGCCCAGAGAAGACCCGCCCTGTCCGAGCTTCGTTTCCCCCGGGCGCTTCCCCGAGGAGCATGATGCCTCCGGTGGGGTCTCCTGAGCCACCTATACACACCCTTTCTGTAGTTTCCGCCAGTGGACAGAGCTCACAACTGTGGTCCATGAGGTGGTCGAGAGGGCTAACGTACAAGTACGCCCGCCTCCCGAAGGATCATCAGACCTGTCACGTCATGGTACTCATGTTTAGACACGACCTTAGAGACGCCCGCAGCGATCAGAAGTCGCGCGCACACCGCGCACGGTGAGAGCGTCACGTACAGCGTAGCCCCCTCCGTAGAGATCCCTTGTCGCGCGGCAAATGCGAGCGCGTTGGCTTCAGCGTGCGTGGCGTTGGTACAGGGCTCATCGCGCGTGTGGGCACAGTGAGGTTGTCCGGGCGGTGCACCATTATAGCCCCATGAGATGCACCGCCCGCTCTTGACAAGGAGCGCGCCGACCGAGGCGCGGCTGCACGTGCCAAGACTCCCTACGAGCTCAGCGACAGTCATAAAGACCTGCTCCTTTTGCTCAGATCGAGTCAGTGAGATGCTCATCACCCCTGTGGTAGTGTAACGAGCAACAGTGGAAGTAGAAATTGCCTACACCTACGTCAGCGTCTTGCCACCACGACGGATACACGTCGTCAAGGACCCTGTTCGTGAGTTCCTCGAGTACCCACAGCTGTAGGCGGGCTGAGAGGTAGAGATCGTCTTGGAAGTGACGGATCACATCGCACGAGCGGATGAAGTACCACATGTGCAACCTAGAGTTTCTAAGTAGGAACTGGTAGCCCAGCGTACAGGGTACTCGCCCGCCGTGCACTGCGCCTGTGTCCTCAGGGAAGAAGACAGGCAGGTACGCCTGGCGTGTGTGGGGCTCGCGCTCGAGCAGGTTGACGAGGTCATTGAGTGTCCGCATAGGGTATCTTACCCCTTTGTTGCCGTGCCTGCCCGCGAGGTTGACCGGGTAGTAACGCTCCGAGTATGTGTGGGTGAACACGCCCTCCTCCTGGGTGGCCTCAGTTTGATCGTGCCACCAGGGCCAAAGCCGTAGCGAGGGGTGCGGGTTTGTCGGGAAGCCTGACACACGATCCGCAAATTCATGGTCAGCCCACGGTAGGTTAGGCAGGCACTCAGCTCGCAGCGCCTCGGGTGTGGCAGGGCATGGCACCTCGAATGACACGTCCATCATCTCCATGGTCGTGAGATCCGGGTGCCCGGAGGTGCTCACACCCTGCCAGTGACCCGGGTCGACGGGTACCGCGAACTCCCCCATAAGGCGTCTCGTCTCTAGTATTGCCTCATTGAAGCCGCGGTAACGACGCATTAGGTCTCGGTGCCCTCCTCCGATGGCGGGGGCAGCAGCTTCAGGTCTCTGCCCACTTGGAGAAACGCCTCCCGTCGCTCGTGAGTGTTCTCGTAGTTGTACGCCGCGCGCTCGTACTGCGAGAGCGGGTGACCCTCAGGGAAAATCCACACCCCCTGATCCCACGGATGCGCGACGCCTGGTGCCATCGAGGTAGAGGCGACTCCCTCATAGGGAAGCATCACCACATCCATCGCGGCGATGTCAAGGTCGTCGACTTCTCCGCGCACCATGCGCGCGACCTCCTCGACTACACGTGTGGCAGCCTCCTGTGGGTCAGGGTTTGTGGGGGCTACCGGAAACGTGAAACGGATAGTGCCTTGAAACTGACGCAACTGTCCTCCTCTCTTGTACGCCGTGTTGACCCTGGAGCGCCCCGACAGCGAAAAGGGCCTGAGCAACGTACCCCAGGGTCAACGCGACGCTCGCTGTCACTCTTCGTCCTCCTCCTCGGGTGCGTCAGCACCGAGCAGGTACCACTCGCCCGCGTTGTTCTGCCCGTAGCGCGTGTCCTTGCCGCGGGAGAAGTGCGAGCGAACCGACGCGGGGGGAACACTGAGTCCCTCGGCAACGTAAGCGACGGTGACTGCCTCGTCCTCGTCGATCGCACCGTGCTCGCGCATGAAGTGAACCAGCTGCTCCATCGTGAGCTGAACTCGATGATTCCCACCGCCCGACGTGACCCCCCGCTCAGAGAGGAGCACGCGGCGCGTTGCCTGAAGACGATGCAGCTCGTCGATCAGAGGCTGCACTTTCTTCAGCTTCTCCTCGAGGTCTTCGATCTGCTCGTCGAGAATCTCGAGGACAGGGTTCTGGTACTTGGTGAGTTTGTCGACCATGTTATTTCACCTCCTTTCGTTTCAGACTTGCCCTACCCAACTCGCGGTAGGCGTCGACCTCCTCGCTGCTCATGTGCAGCAGCGTGATGAGGTCTTGCTCGATGCTGTCGATGTAGGACTCCAGCTCGTTCGCTGAATCTGACTGGGGGTCCTCGATCAGCGTAAAGGCAAGGTGCCCTGCGTCTTCGAGTTCTGCGAACAGCTTGCCCACGAGGGGCTTGTTCACACCAACCCTCATGACGGTGCCCTTTCGATTTTGTTCATAGTACTATTGTATCAAACCGGGGATGCCGTGTCAACGGTTCTAACGATTATATAGGGGGCTGAGGTTCAGACTGTCGAGGGGCACTGAGGGTAGAAAGTCCTCGGCGATGTACTCCATGTACCGTCGCTTCACTCGCCGCAACGGGCCGTACTTCTCCTCCTCTAGAGGTTTCCCTGACTCCGTGTCAGCCACAATCTTGTCCCACCAACGTCCGACCAACTTGATCGTCGGATACTCTTGACGTAGCGCGGGGTCCTCGAGATCCCTGACGTAGCGCGTCTGGTACAGGCGGGGCAGGGACTTGAACCCGTGAAACTGCAGTGCGTCGATATACCATCGGAAGCTAAACTCTTCCACGGGCACGTCAATCCGACGACCGATCTCCCTCGCAAGAACGTGGGCCAAACCCAGGTCCAGACCTCCAATGTAGGCGATATAACTGACTCGACTGTGCATGGATACGGTTGGTTGGTCGTTGCGTAGCCCTCGATAAGTAAAGGTAGCCATGCAGTTGCCCCACCGATGCTTTTTAGCAGAGCGGGTAACGTTGGAGCAGAACATAGAGGTAACCACCCCGCGCTTGCCTTCTCCAAGGCCGATCTCAGCTGCCCGATCCAGGAATCGTCTAGTTTCTGAGGGATCCAGATACTGTCGTACGAGGACTGTCCATCGCTGTCGGTTGAGCCAGAGATCCCGACCCAGGTCCAGATCATAGGCCATGCTGTCGGCGGCGAGGAGGTTGTCGTAGGCGATGGTGTCGATGGAGGCAATGTGATCTATCCCCCTGTTCTCGAGGGTGCCGCGCCACATGCGCCACACCGTGTTGTCCCACAGGTCTGAAAGGGTGGCGTGGTTCTTTATCATGAGCTGGGCCACCCGTCCTTGATGCCATCACCAGTCTCAGGGTTGCTGACCCAGTCACGCACCGAGACCCGCTCCCACACCTGCTCGACCACATGGCCCAGATCAAAGCCCTCCCTGGTTGCCACCCCGGTGAGGTAGATGATAATGTCCGCGCAGGCGTCACGGATCTCCACATGATGGTACTCCGGCGTGCCTCGGATGCCCTGCTTACGCTTGAGGATGTGGTGTGCGAGCTCACCCACCTCCTCCACCACACCCATCAGCTGGTCCTCCTGCGTCCAGCCGGGGAAGTTAGTGTCCCGCCACGCCTCAGTCTGTTGCTGCAACTCGGTCAAATTCATCTACCGCCCACTCCTTTACCATCTCGTAGACATCCGCCCAGCCCGCGATGTCTGTTAGGTTGTCAGGGTCCGCGTTGCCGTACTTCTCACGAGCCACCTTCTGTAGGAGGTTGAGCATTGCCACGTCCTCCACAGCGATGTCAACGGCGAGGTACGCTGACCACAGAAGGGCTGTTGCAGCCGCTATAGGACCAGGATGCCCGCGTGTGCCTTGTCGGTCCTCGACGGCTTTTAGCGCCCGAGCGCTGGGACTCAGGGGCTTTTTGGCAGAATTTTTTTGGCTCAATTTTGCTTGTCTCCTTTGTTGCTAGCGTTCAGCTCGGTTTGCAGGTCCGCGAGGTCGTACGCGCCGCGCAGGAAACGGTTTGGCGTCTGCATCAGCTCGTGGTGCATAGAGGCCTTGTGGGCGAGCGCATACAGCGTTGAGACGTCCACAGTGTCGGGCGCGAGCAGTATACGGTATCTCACCCTCCGATTTTGTCCGATACGATGGGTTCTCTTTGTAGCCTGGTACCAAGTATCCCACCCGTCGGGTAGCGAGTAAAATAGTACCTCGGAAGCCGCTGTAAGGGTGATCGCCAAACTTCCAGTCGCCACCTGAAATACAAGAGCCATGGGCCGCCGGGCACTCTGGAAACGTCGTACCGCCTCACGGCGATCCCCAGGCGGCGTCGCCCCTGATATGGCCTCGGTATGATAACCCACAGCTTCGCACGCCTCCGCCAGGGCGGTGACCTCAGCAAGAAAATGTGCGTAGACCACGACGTTCTGACCCTGCTCGTGTAGGTCGAAAAGAAGATCTTTCGCCACCGCAAGTCTGTCGCCGTGAATACGAGCGCGGTCAGTAGTGAAGCCTCCCGTAATCTGACGTAGGCGTAGGCGACGGACGGCCACGTTAGCGGCGTCCATGACTGTGCCGTCTTCGAGTTCGACGAGGAACTCCTCAGCCATTTTCTCATAAGCCTCCTCTGCTGTGCGGGACAGGGGTGTACGGACTATCTGAAACAGCTGTGGGGGCAGCTTGGGCTCAGGCGCCGTGACAGAATGCTCACGGATCTTTGCGAGGAGCGCTGGCAGATTTCTGTAGCGCTCGATAGTGAATCGTCTGGGCCCATACCCATACTCACAGTACTCTTTCTCAAACCCCGCCTTGCTAGTACCGAACACCGAGGGGTCCATAATACGAAACTGGGCGAAGAGGTCTATGTACCCTTTAGGGTTCGGCGTGCCTGTCAGTAGCCACACGTAAGGCTTCGCTGCACTGTCGCGCCTACGCAGGCGCGTGACCAGGCGCCACAGGGCCTGCGAGCGGTTAGCCGACGCGCGCTTACACCTGTGGCTCTCGTCGAGGATAATGAGGTCAGGGTTGAAGCGCTCGATACGCGCCACGTGCTTGTAGAACCAGTGCCCATTGTTACGCTGGCGCATTGAGAGCTTGTCGTAGTTTATGATACGCCAGTCCATGTCGTGAGACACTGGGGCGTTTCGCTTCAGCTCGTCTTGCCACACCGCGAGGGCTGATATAGGGCAGCACACCACTACACGCTTGACCTCACGCTTTAGCGCCAGCATAAAGGCAGCGTCGATAGCCGCCTTAGTCTTCCCCGTGCCAGGGTCCATAAAGAACGCGAGGTTACGGTTCTTGACTGCCCGGATGCTAGCGCGCGCCTGGTGCGGGAATGGCTTGAGGCGAGGGTGGTAACGCATGGGTGGGGCTACTTCTTCTTGGCGGGGGGTCTGTACGCCTGGGCGCGCAGCGTAACGGTGATGGGCTTGTGCTGAGGGGTGAGCTTACGCCACGACTTAGGCTGCCACAGCTTGTCGTACCCGTCCCCGGCGGTGACATTCTGACCAGGCGGGGGAGTGCGGCCTTTGGCGTTAGTCACCGCACCCGCACCCCCCGTCCAGGCGAGGAAGTGCATTTGACCCACAGGTGTGGCGGCGTGTCTCAGTGGGGCAAGCTCCCACCGACGCAGTTGCTCGTGCGCCTCAGCGGTGCCCCGCAGCGGGTACCCCTCGCCAAACACCGCACAGTGTTGCCACGGTGGGGGGACGGCTTTGTTGTCGAGCAGGCGCTCGAACGAACGCGAGGCGCGGAACAGAAACAAGCCCTCACGGTGAGAGACGAGGATGCCATCCGTGTACTTAGGCGAGTCACGCACGCGGGAAAAGTGCAGCGTGGCGACGTAAGCATCTTTCATACGCAGGGGGTATCGTGGCGAGGTGTAAGCCCACGGCTTCACGCGCACGCCCTGGTACCAGTCCGCGTTCTTGACCTGCGTCGTAAAGCCCGGCTCCTGTAGCCACACCTCTCTAAGCGCGCGCACGGTGATACGGTCTATCAGCGTGGCGGGGTGGGTGGGGGTGGGGTAGGGGTCGTAGGAGGTCTGTTTGTTGACCTGCAGGAACGGCGTGCCCTGGTAAGAGTAGATGTAACGCCCAGGTCGATCGACGGTAAGCGCACAGTCCTTGAATGTAGGCG